CTTGTCGGTTACGCTTGGGTCGAATGGTTTTGCTACGTCTGCCATAGTGTTACTGGTTGAGCCAACACGCCGAAGGCAGCGGTTGAGCGGGATTTAGGAAAGCCGTCTTGTCGAGCCACACTGCGGTGCGGTTGCAGTGCCGCATGACCTTGCACGCGCCAAGCCGCTTGCTTGTAGTGGTATCACGCGCAGACCGGATTGCTGCCGTCGTCCGCTCGACTGCGTTAATGCATGAGCCGCACCCGCTCTTCCACCTCACGTCGTTGTCGCACCGCTTGCATATTTCGGCCCGCGCTTCCGCAACGTCGCCGCTAACCATCAGTGGCGCATTTTGCTGATTGATTATCGCCGCAGACCATGATTGCAGGTCGTTGAGCAAAGTCGGCTCGGCTACTGGCGAAACAAACGGCTTTTGTAAATGCTGTTCTGTGTCATAAAACTGACAAAAATAAGGCCATCTTGAGCAAAAATACTCGTAAATTTCCGGCTCAACATCTTTGTACGGAATGCCGTTTTCGGCCCGATACGCTTCGATGACGCTTACCAAGTGCGGCACTGAATCGCCGCGCAGAATCACGTCCCCTTCTGGAAAGTGGAACCCGTTCGGTGGGACTATTCCGTCAATCAGCTTCATAACACAAACTCATGCAAGCACTTCGGGCAAATCGTCGTATCCTTCTTCGGCTTTTCCTCTTTAGGCTCAGGTACTTCCGCTGGCGAGCCAATCATCTCCGCAATCTCCTGCTCAGTGAACCCAACGACCGTCTTAAATGATGGGTCGGCTTCCAAAATCGCATCGAGTTCGGAGGACAGGACTTCGTCGTCCCATGCGGAAAGCTGCGCGAGTCGGTTGTCAGCGATGGTGTACGCCCGAATCTCGGCCTCGGACAGGCCGGAGAGGCGGATGCACGGCACCTTCTCAAGCCCCAGTCGGCTCGCTGCCAACGCTCGACCGTGACCAGCGACAATCCTGTTGTTCTCGTCAACGAGAATCGGTACCGTCCAACCGAATCGCTTTATGGACTCAGCGATGAGGTCGATTTGCGAATCGGTATGGGTGCGCGGGTTGAATGCGTAACGTGTTAACGCAGACAGGTTTGTTTCTTCGACTTGGAATGGTTTCTTTTTGCTCATTCTACAGAGTATTTATGCTTGGCCCGCTTCAGTCCGGACGGGAACTTGATGGATTCGCTGGTGAACGACCGCTCACTGAATACCACTCGGTTCGTCGGCTGACTAGTAAATCTCCCGTTGTCAAGCGCGGCGAACACGAACTCCTTGGACTGCTCAGGCTCGTCGGAGAATCCGTCGTCGAATGGAGCGGCAGTGAATACATACTCCCCTTTGTATCTCCGGCTCCCGCACTGGGCTACGAGCGGAAGGCCGCACAGGTAGGTGTACGCGATGGTCGAGAACTTCCAGCCGTAGCAGCCCCACTCCTGCGCTGCTCGCATTCCCCAGCCGCTCACGGGTCGCTCACGGCTCGCCAGAGCGTGCAGCGGCAAGCCCCTGTAAATGGCTCCGTTCTCCAGCATTACGGAGCAGCCCCACATCCTTGATGGCGTGGAGGTTAACGCAAACCAAACCGCAGGGACGAATCCCTGCGGCTTGACGTGAGTGAACTTAGAGTCCACCCAAACATACTGATGGCGAGGCAGTTCGCCAGCGAACGAATACATTACGGCTCTTCGCCCTCAGTTTTGATGATTTGTTTGACCGACTTACTCAACTCAGCCGCAATCGCCCTCAACAAGTTTGGGTTGTATAAACTCGTCCCGATGTTGACTGCAATGGACACAATCCCCTCTTCGTTTTCCTTAGCGCACATTGTAACGACTCCGTCCAAAGCAAATCTCGCCAGCAAAAACCTAGAGGCTTCTGTCAAAATGTCGTGCGCCGCTTGCATACCCGCCTCTCGGCTAGGCTTCTGCTCCTCCACGTCGTCGAGGTCGTCGTCGAGGTCGCCATCGAAGTCGTCTGGGCCTGTTCTAATCATTCAGCCTCCTTTTGGAAAACGCCTGATGGCAACATCTTGCCTTTGCGGTTGCGTATCTGCTCCCATGCGGCACCAAGGCAAGACTGCAAGCTAAAGCCCTCAAGGTGAGCAACATTGATGAGGCAGACCGTTATGTCGCCAATCGCGTCGGAGATTGCATCACGGTTGAACGCCGCTGCAACGCCATCGGACTTGCCAGCCCGCATGAGCGCATCGGCAAGCTCGCCGACCTCCGAGACGGCTTTCATAAACTGCGCGAGACTCGTCGAATGCTCGTAAATGCCGCGCTCCTCAGACCACTGCCGGACGGCAGCTTCAAGGTCATTTAATGTCATGGCGTCGAATGTCGTATTGGTTTTCCGGCGAGCAAATCCACGCCCCCTTGCCTCCCGCGTACTCGACAAACTCGGTGACTCCACCTTCGGATTTTGCGACTGCGAGTATAACTTCGACTGCTTTCCTTTTGCCCCTAAACGCGACTTCGACTTCGCGTCCGTTTCGTTTGACGTAGTACATTGTCTTGTAATGGTTTGTACAGGGTAGCCTCCCATAATTACTCTATGATATACCAGTCTTCGGAGAGCATATCCGTCTGTGATGCAAGCCAGCCCGTCAGCACTGCCTTGCGCCCGTGCGCGTTGGTCGTATACATCCGGATGCTTGGGAGGCAATGAACGGTCTTCTCCTCGCTGTTTTCGGCAATCTCCTTGAGGTGCGGCTCCTTAATCCATTCAACAGGAACAACTGCCTCAGAAAGCAACCAGAGGTACATTCCCTTTCCGTTCCAGCCAGCGCGTGAAACACGCTTGCCCCCCTTCAAGGCTTCGATGGCTGCGCCGAACGTAAGCCCCTGAACTAGCCGATACGCCCTCTCAAACACCTCCTTGGGACTCCAAGAGATGTAGCCTATGAAGTCGGGGTGATTTGGCTCGCCCCCATCTGTGTATTCGACGAGGTAGCCTTCTTGTGCCGGATTCCCGTTTGGCAGCGTCTTCCAACCGCGCAGGTCGTTGTACTCGCCAAGCGTCATTGACTTGGCGTTAATAATTTTGGTGCCGATGTATGTATTCATGTTTTGGTGGCCGTACTCTCCGACCTGTCACACCACTCTTATGCGTCGCCATCGGCATTACCCGTGACCGCGAGCGGCAGGTGTCGCAAGGTTTGTTACGCGAGGGCAGGTTCGGGTTTCGCTGTCGTAACTTCCTCAACGAAAGCGTTTACCTGCGCGACGAGTTGTGCGTCGATGTGCGTTTCGGCGAGCTTCTTAAGCAGCGTAACTGCCTGAGCGAGACGCGCTTTCGGCCCTTTGCGAACAGCTTTCCGACCTTTCGGCGCGAGCAACTCAGCAGCCCGCTCAAAACCAAGCGCGTGCAATCGCGTCCAGTTTGAAACGGTCACGCCAGAGATGCCGTACTTCTGAGCGATTTCGGCAATGTTGTGGGTTTTACGAGCGTTTGCAACAGCTTCAACCTTGTCCCAACGCTCCCGTAGTTTTTCGATTCTTGTCATATATTTATTGTCGTCACTTGACGAGCAGTGCTTATGCCTCTGATTCACCAAAACGTCAACGTGTTATTCGCTGAAGTCCACAAATATGCTTGTGTCGTCGATGACTGAACGCATCCCAACCTGCTCGCGTTGAGGCTTTTCCTTGAGCATCCGCTGCTCAACGCCAAATCTATGTCGAACGAGGTAAACCAGTAGCGACAACGAATCCAGCGCGTCCGGCGAGGGTCTTCGTGTTCGCTTGCAGTACTCTTCCTTGCTTTCAACACGAACGAGTCCCAGCCCCTTTTGTTTGTATCTGCGTGCAGTCGCCTGACTTACAAGGTCGCTCGAAATGTGACCGTGCCGGATTTTGAGGTACTCAAACTCGACCCAGCGTGCGACGCCGAAGACAAGCTCGGTGACGACTCCGTTGTAAAGCTCTGATGCGGAGCGACTATCGTCAGCGAATATCGGTATATCCGACGCCGCGCTGCTGAAGTTAAGCCCCATCGTCTCCTCGCCAAATCGCGAACACAGAACGTCATGGATGCCCGCCCCGTTCCCAGTGCGGTCAACGATGAGTCCGGACGGCGCGATTTTCATCTCGCGGCAGAAGGCAGCGATTGCGTCAGCCTGTTCCAGCGTTGGCTTCTTCGGAAACGGCATCTGCGCGTCGAGTTGCAGCACGTTGCGCGGCCCGTCCGGAAACTCTCTGAACGTGCCATCCAGCCCTTTCCAGCCGTCAGAAAGTCCGTAACGCCCGTGCGAGCACATGACCTTGTCGTTGCCCTCCAGAGCCAAGTCGAATGCGGCGAGCGGCACCACTGGCCCGATGAAGCGGGCGATGCCCATCGCTTTGTCCATGAGGTTCGGGCCGATGATTGCCATCGCGGCTCCTTCCTCAGGAAACCAGCCGCGAGCCATCGTCATGGCCTCGGCAGTGTGACCTCGGCTCATGTAAGACATAAACCCCTCGTAGGTTTGCAGCCCGTGGTGGACGATGCGACGTTCCATCACGTTTTCGCAGCGGGCTGCGTCGAGTCGCAGGACGTGGAAGCCCATGCCGGAGTCCCACTCCCAATCCTCCTCGCAATCCACGCTGCCCCAGCCAGTTCTCGGCTCGCACCGCTGCCCGAAATCGGACGTGCGGTCTTTGGGGTTGCTGGCGGCGAAAATCTTAACACGGTTGCGGTCGTGCTTTAAATCGACCGTTGAGAGGATGTTGTTTATGCCCTCCCAAACGCCCGCCGGAATCTCCTCCGCCTCATCGAGGACGACGTGCGTGCGACTCAAACGCCCCCAGCGCGGGTGCTCAGGCCCAGAGCGCGGCGACGGGTGAAACCCACGCAGAGTGCCGTGACCGCTCTCGCCGCGAGGGATTGCGACTAGGTGGATGCCCTGCTTGCTATCCGGCGTGACCTGCAGTGAGCCTTGCAGGTCGTCGGCAACCTCCGTCATGGGACGCACCAACGCGCTCCGATGGAAGTTCCGGATGGAGGCGAAGATGTTGCGCTCTGCGTGCTCTCTCGTAAGCGAGACCACCTTGATAGCCGTCCACGCTGGGTCGCGGTACCAATCGAGGTAGAACCACGCTCCGGCCCCATACGACTTGCCCATCGCGCCCGCGCCTTGGATGAGCAGCTTGTCGTGCTCAAACAGGCAACGCCAAGTCTCGCGGGAGGAGAGCGGAGTCCAGTCGTATGCGCTTGAACCCCAGAGGATTGTCGCAGCAGCCTCAAACTGGTCGTTGTTGAGCAGTGCCATAACGTACTGCCGCACAACGTCTTCAGCCATATCCTTCGTCAGCCTTCGCGGGCCTTGCAGCGTCGAGAAGTTCTGCAAAATGATTCCGGCAGCGTGCAGGATGCCGGACTCCTCGTCAGCCTCAGCAGCAGCGCGGATGCGTTCAGCGGCGACGAGAGCGCGTTGAACCGGAGTCATCAGTTGAGAAAGAGGGGCGTTTGCGGCCCAACGTAGGCTTGGAACGTGTTGAACTCAAGGTACTCAGCGGCTTGGCTCCAATCCATTCCCTGCGCCACAAGGCACTCGATGCAGAGCTTCTTGCTGTAGACCGCTCGCGGAGGCGGGCCAATGTCTGCGTCCCCATCGAGCCATCCGACGAATGCGGCGTCGAGTCCGTCAGCGAGCAGCAAATCGACTTCGGCGTCGCGGCAAAGCTCCTCTATGTCGGCTCTGGTCATGTTACTAAGCATAAGCGAGAAACTGGAGTCCGCTGCCTTGGATGGATGGCAGCTTACCGTCCGGCCCGTATATGCCCGCGCCCGCTGGGATGATTTTGTCGGGAGGCTGCGCGGAACCCATCGTGCCCGTGGGGCCGGAGCGAGGGAGCGTTTTCGGGGCGAGCACCGCAAGTCCGGCTGGGGCTTGGATGCTGGTGTACTTTGCTATCAGGTTGATTTCCATAAAGTTGGTGGGACTGGCGAGACTTGAACTCGCGACCAAGCGATTATGAGTCGCACGCTCTAACCTCTGAGCTACAGTCCCTTATGTTTTCGGCGTCGCCACTACCTCAGTCAGGCTTGGTGTGCCTGAGCGCGGCTCGACCTTGTACATGGAGAGGTCGAGTGGAGTCTTAGCGTTGCCAGCAATCACCTTCGGCTCAACAATTTCGGCTTCCAGCCATTCTTTTGGCGGACGACTGTTGCGACCGTAGAGTTCAAAGGTGAGGTTGAGTTTCTCGTTCTCGACTTGCA